TGGTTGTCGTAGGTGCCGACGAGGATCTGGTTGACCGAGGCGCTGCTCGGATAGATGTCGCGGTATTCCCATGTTTCTGTCAGCGCATTCCACGCAATGACAAGCTGATTGCCGTCGAGCGGGTCGGCGCTGGTCGGGAGCGCAACCAGATAGCGGTTGCTATGCCAGATGCCGAAGGCGCTGCGCTCTACGCGGGACTGAACCACTTGGCTAAACAAGTCGGCGATAGGTTCGGAGAGCGGCTTGGTGTCGCCGCGAAGTTTTAGATCGAGGCGGCTGTCGAGTCGGTAGATACCGGCGTCAGACAGGAAGAAGACAAAACTGCCTGCGGTGACAATGGTGTTGCGGGCGCTGCACCCGATCTCGTTGGTGAGGAGCGTGAGCTGTGACACCGGAGTGTCCACCGAGAAGGCGCTGCCATCTGTGGACGACACTTGGCCGAGGGTGGCGAGCCAGATGGACTTCCTACAGAAGACGAGTGCCTGCCCCTCAATCCATGGATGCACTGCAACAATGCGGTCGTCGCCGCCTGCGCCTGCGCGGAAGCTGTTCCAAAATGGGTCGTATAAGTCGGAGTCCAAAACGTCGCTGATGCCCACCGTGTCGCGGGTCTTGGCGATCCATAGCCGATTGTTATGGTAACTCGCCCAGCCGACACTCGGCATGCGGGTGTAGGTGACGCCTTCGCTTGGCACGCCTGCGGTGGCGCGGACGAAGTTGCCAGCGCCGCCGTCCCAATAGATCGGCGCTTTGACGCGGCGCACCTTGATCCCTGCGGCAGCATGCGTTGCGGTGCCGCTTGGGACGGTGATTGTGAAAGAGTCTGTGGCGATGCCTGTGATGTCGTATTCGTGGCCGTCGAAGGCGGGCGTTGTGCTGCCTTCAATGCGAACGCGGGCGCCTTCGGGATAGCCGTGGGCGTTCACGTTGACCGTGGCCGTCGTCGAGGAAACGGTGATGCCGGAGGCAGTTGTCAGCTTTTCCTCGTAGCCGGTGGCGGTGCGGGAGGCTTCGCGGAGGATATACAAGCGATCAAAGGCTTGCAGCACGCTGACGGTGTCGGTTCCCTCGATGCGCTCTTGCGGCGTGTTCGGGTAGTTTTTGACCACCGGCGACTGTCCCTGCCGGTAGAGCGTGGCGCTGTCGCTGCCGGCGAGCACGATGAATTCGTTGGCGTTGTCGTAGTTTTGGCTGGCGAACACTCCGGCCGCATACAGTCCGCCTTCGTAGGAGTCGCGGACTTCGGGGCCGTTGTTGGCGATGATGGTGCCGGTGGCCGGTGTCGCGGGAGATCCGCTCACGGTGTAGGTAAAAGTATTGGCGTCCGTCACGGTGACGATGAAGTCGCCGTTGTAGTCTGTCTCGGCGGCGCCACGGATGTTCACTTGGTCGCCGGTGGTGAATCCGTGGGCGGTGGCGGTGACGGTCGCCGTGGTCGAGGCTCGGGTGATCACAGTGACAGTCCTGTCGGTGCCGAGGGTAAAGTCGAGAGTTAGCGGGGCGCCGGTCGTGCCGATCGTGTCGGTTAGGCGCTTAGATCCCTTGCGGGTTGTCGCCACGCCGCGGTCCAAACGCATGTTCACGCTGTCTTGCAGCATGCCTGCCGGTAGCGTGAGAGGGTTCAAGCGGCTGGCGAAGCCGATGAATCCGGCATCGCCTGCGCGTTGGACTGGAGATTCGAGGGACATGGGGAAGTTGGCAGTCGTCAGTTGGCAGGCGTCAGGGCAGAACGGAGTCTGCTCTTAAAGCGGGCGGCGTCGCCGGGGGAGATGTCGGTTTTGCGGGTTGGGGCGACTTGTTGGTGGGTGAGGACGAGGTTCATCGGGATGTTCCACTTCTTCATGCGGGGGACGAGGTATTCTAGGGCGCTGGCCATGGCGGCTTCGCCGAGGGGGTCTTCGTAGGTGTTGCCTTCCCAGGCGACGCCGAGGCTCCAGCTATTCAGGTCGGGGCGGCCGTGCCAGTTGCTGCGGCCGGCGTGCCAGCAGCGGTCGGTGTCGCTTCCGAAGACGGTGCGGCGGCCGTCTCGGGCGATGAGGACGTGGTAGCTCACTTTAGCGGCGGGGTTGGTGATCCAGGCGCAGCTGCCGTGGTAGCTGCCGTCGCTGTGATGCAGGACGATGGCTTCCGGTTTGATGCGGTGGGCTTGTTTGTTCGGCGTGCCGAGCCGGCGCTCGTCGTAGGTCGTCAGCGGTGGCTCGACGGTGAAGCTCGGCTTGGATACGGAGACATAACTCGGCGAGTCCGGCGCTGGGGTAGCGTCGGATTTCTTGCCAAAGATTCTCTTGAGCCAAATCCACATGGGTTATTTCGCGTGACCCTTGGGCGGGGGATTGACCGTGACGGTTGCCTGTTGCTTAATGAAATCGTAGCCGACGGTGACGCAGCTGGTCATCGACAGGGCGATGAGCGCGAGGGCTGAGACTTGGAGGCAGCGGCGGGTCCGGAGGCCCCGCCCTACCTGGTCGGCTTGCGGTTTCATCCTTCGTGTTAGAGCCGGGCCGAATTGTCCTTCGCTACAATTAGCCCCCAGCCCGCGAGTAGACTTGCGGTTACGAGGCCGAGGTCGGGGATGCTGCCATTGGCAAGAAACTCGCGGCCGGCGGTGCTGAGTGAGGCGATGATAGTGAGGATTCCGAGCAGGGTTGTTTTGTAGTTACGCATATTATTTTTGCTTCTGTTTCTTTCTCAGGTCGTGAAGGACCGAAATTAAGGTGACGATGCCGACCGCGAGGCCGACACATAGACCGGCGACTCGCAGGGTTGTTTCTAGGTGAGGGAGCATTGAGAAGACGCTTGAGCCGATGCTAGTAACCGTTCCAAGCACACCCTTCTCGGTGGTGCTCATGTTGTGATGAAAATACGACAGGCTCATCGCACGGCTCCTCACTATTTGCGGTAGGCAATCACCGTTCCGCTGTGCAGCTTGATGGCACTGAAGAAGCCGTCGAGGGTCGTGCCCGCCTTGATGAGCGCGGCGCTGGCCTCAGTGGCGTTCGCGGCGCCGGTGAGGTTGCCGGTCAGCGTGTGGAACTTGGTGTCGGTCATCACGTCGATGGAGACGATGTCAGCGGTGACGGTGTTGGTGTCGCCGATGAATTGGCTGCCGGACGTGCGGTTGGTGATGCGGGTATTCGGGTGCATAATTTAGTATTGGTTGACGCGGGCCGTCCACATGCTGGGCTGGCCCTGTTGGAAATAATATTTGTCGCGCTGGCTAATCAGCTCGGACTCGGCCATCTGTTCCATGGCGAGTGCTTTGTCTAGCTGGCCGTCTTCTGTGAGAAGATCCGAGGTCAGGAGGTAGCCGACTGCTTTTGCGATGACGGCGGGAACTGTCGCGGAGAGGTTGCTCGCGCTGTATTCGGTCGGGCGGACGCGGAAGTTGACCCAGACGCTAGTTGGCAGGTCGGTGTCTTTGGGGAAGCGCACGTTGTCGCCGAGAATGGTGTAGCCAATCTGGCGGGGTGCAACGTGGGTTGCAGGGTTGTCGCGCAGGACGGCGAAGACTTCGCCCATGGCGGTCTCGCCGGTTTGCTCGTAGGGGATGAAGTAGCCGGTCGTGTCGTTGCCTTCGACGGTGCGTTCTTCGACGCGCATGAGTTCTGGCCAATCGGCCCACTCCCAGCAGTCGGCGATGCGTTCGTTGGCGGCGGCGACCATCATGGTTCTTGCGCCGGATGGGATGGCGTCGATGGAGCTGGCGTCGTTGCCGACACGCTGCCATGCGCGGAGGAGGATAGACTGTAAGGTGACAGTCCTCATTGCTCTGAAACAACCGGATCAGGGCGCGGGGCGATGATCACGCTGGCGCCGGACCAGACCCAGTCGCGGGTGCGGGTTTCGGGGGCGCGGACGCTGCTGCCTCCGGCGGCGAGGATCTGGTTGATGCCGGTGGCGCTGCTGACGTAAAGGGTGAGGAGTTGTTCGCTTTGCGCTTCGCCGAGGCGTTCAAGGACGGACTTGAGGGTGGTGTCGTCAAGGCCGAAAATTTTGGCGTGCAGGGTGGAGAGGCTTTGCGCGTAGAGTTCGCCGTAGTAGCGGCTGGCGGCGGCGGCGCGGTCGATGTCGCTGAGGGCGCGTTCGGCGGGCGTGACAGGCAGGAGTTGCGCGTGGGCGCTGGCGGCGGCGAGGCAGATGATGAGGAGGTGTTTCATGGGTTAATCGAGTTGAACGGCGCGAAGGTAAGAATTGGAAAGGAGGGTTGAGACGTTGGTTGTGTTGTTGGTCGGCCACCAAGCAATGAAAACCGTGGTGTTGCTGGTTCCGGCGGGGACGTAAAGTTTGCCCCAATAAACCCACGTCAGATTTGCGCCGGCGATGACGGTTGACGGCGTTATGTAGCTTTGATTGGTGGCGTTCTGTTGAATGCCCACGAGTGATCCTCCCACGTTGATAGCTACACCGTGAGCGCGGCGACCGCTGGTTGTTGGCAGGCCGAAAACGAGGTAATTGACGTTGCCGGTGTCGGCCCATGTGAGCGCCCAAGAGACCTCATGCGCCTTTCCGGCAGTCAGGGTCACGGATAGATGCGGGTCTTGGTTTTGCGACGAGTCCGGCCATGTGTTGTTTGTCCAGTTGCTGCGCGAGGTGTTTGTGGGTTTGGTGGCAAAGGCGACCTTGCTTGCCACGAAGGACGAGCCGCCCGCGCCGTCTGCGGTGAGCAACGCACCATTGGCGGCGGCGGCGCTGGGCGGGTTGCCGGCGGTGAGCGCGCCGTTGGTGCCGATGATGGCGGTGCGGGAGTTGGCGTTGGTGAGCGGGGAGAAGCGGAGGTTGTTGCTCCAGACGAGCGTGTTGGTGCGGCGGGTGACGACGTTGCCGTTGGTGTCGGTGACGAGGCCGATGTTTTGCGCCATGGCCGAGCTGGCCATAAGGGCGGCGAGGACGATGGCCGAGAGGGCAAAGGCTACCGAGCGGACGACGCTGTCGGTGCCAGTGACTTTGAAGGTGAGCGTTTCGTTGTCGGTGATTTCTACTTGCATGCTGCGGGTCGGGGCGCCGTCGTCGTAGATGAGGAATGCGGCGTCTGACATGACATCGTGGAAGCTGGTGTCGGTGAGCTGGTAGTCGTTGTCGCGGCTGGCGCCGACGATGGCTTTGCGGACATACACGCCGGCTTGTTTGTAGGACGAGAAAGGCCAGGTGCCGGAGTTCGAGCGGACGAGCCAGCGGCTATCGAGGGCCGCCGATCCGTCGAGCGGGAGGTCGGCATAGGTTGCCACTTCGCCGCTGAAGAAAGCAGAGCCGCCGCCGCCGCCCGATCCTTTTTGATCGAACGTGCCGCTGAAGGGGTTAAACGTCCAAGGCATGGTAAAAGAGACTAAGAGACTAAAAGACTAAGAGCGGGTGACGGCAGCGAGGTCCGCGTCGTTGGTGGTGGGCGGATTTGTCGTGTAGCTGAAGGTCAGCGTGGCGACCGTTTGGCCGCCGCTGCCGCCTTCTTTGTAGGTGACGGTCTGGATGTTGTTCGTGCTGCCGTAATACGAGATGCTGAGATAGTCGTGCTGGGGGATGTTTAATCCGGCGACGTTGCGGACGTTGATGTTCGGGTGCATGGGATGGGGAAGTTGGCAGTGGTCAGTTTGCAGTATCAGTTGGTCGCCGCGGCGACCTGTCTCGCAGACTCGGCTGGCGGCAGGGGCATTAAGCGGAAGGTGCGGCGGTCATGCCGAGTTGCTGGTCTTGCGCCATCTTTTGCAGCGCGGGTTGGGCGCCGGTGCGGCCGATGACGGCGTTTTGCTGCTGTTGCAACTGGAACTGGAAGGCTTGTGCTCTCGCGTCGATCATTGAGCGGAAGATTTCGTCTTGGGCGTAGCGCTGCTGGACGGCGGGGTTGGACTGAATGATTTGCTGCAGGGTTTGCAGTCTTACCTGCGCGTTTTGGCCGCCTTCTTTGAGCGGGGGTTCGGTGCCTGCGGCGATTTTGGCGAAGGCTCCTTGCTCGTCTTCTTGCTCGGCCTGGGTGGCGGCGCCGATGTCTTTGATGAGGATTCCGGCGAGATTTGGGTCTACTGCCTGCATCATATATTGGACCAAGCCGACTCGATCGATAACGCCGAAGCTGTCCAAGGGAACCAAGACTTTGGCGAGGTAGTCTAATTTGGCGCCGAGGGCTTCGGAGTCGAGCAGCCGAGCATCGAACTCGCACGTCACATCAAAGCGGCCGCGGATGTCGGCGGGGCTGGCGGTGAGCGGGAGATTGGGGTTGCCGGTGACGCGGGCGACTTCTTCCGCGGTCATATACTGCTGGCAAAGGGCGAGCGTCTGAACCAGACACAGCTTCATATCGAGCAGCCACGAATCGACCAGCTCTTGGGTGTGCAGCATGTAGCGTTGCGGCGGGACGGCTTCGCTGATGCGGCCGAAGTAGTTGTCCACGTCGTTGCGGATGGACATCTCGACCTCGATGCTGCCGGCGTCGGGCTGCGGCGGGGTCATCCAAGAGATCTCGCCGGGGCGGCGCTCGGGGATCTGCACGCCCGGTCCCATGATGAGGTCCATCTTGCCGCGCGCGGCGGGGGTTTTGAGCGGGGGCAAGGTGACGATGCTGGCGCGGTCGCCTCGCATGTCGCGTTGGATTTTGACTTCCTCCTGGGCGGTCTGGACGATCTCCGGCACGCCGCGGGATTCCAAGATGGGGCGTGAGGCACGCTCGCGGGGCAGCTCGACGAAGGGATAGAGCGCGTGGGCGTAGGGCAGGATGTCGTGGACGGCGGTGCGATCTGGGACGTGGTAGCTGAGGACGGTGCGGGTGACGCGCATCGCCTTGGTGCGGTCGTCGTGCTCTTTCCTGTAGACGTGCCAGATCTCAATCATGTCGCGCTGGTGGTCGTAGAGGAACTGGTCGCTGCGGTGGAGGTTCAGCGAGATGCGGCGGATGTCGCCCTTCTTCTCCACGACTTGCTCAACCCATTTGTCGTCCCAACCCTCGACAGCGGCACGCTCGCGCAACTCCGGTTCGGTCATTAGCTCGCGTCGGGCAACGAACGCGGCACGCTGTAATGAGTAGGTCTGGGCGGGGAAGATGATGTCCTCCCAGGGTTCTAAAGCGGTCCACTGGGGCCGGCTTTCAAAAACGTAGGGCTGCTCCCATTCGACGAAGCCTTTTTCGCGGAACTGGCGGACTTTGGCGGTGGTGCCGAGTTCTGGGATGACTTCGCCCATGAGCTGGGCGGCGAGTTCTTCCTGCTCCGGGTCAAGGACGACCTCGAGGAGGGCTTGCAGGTTGGGGTCTTGGGACTCCTGCAGCATGGCCATGGCGTCTTCCATGCTGAAGCTCTTGATCTCGGTGCGCGTGGTCTTGATCCAATCGACGGCCATGACGGCGAGGCCGTAGGTCTCGCGGAAGTTGGCGGCGAGCTGCACTTCGCGCCGGAGGTCATCCAAGACGTGCTGAAAGAGGAGCCACTTGAGGACGGACTCCGCGGCGCTGCGCTTGTCGATGTCCATGGACTCGACGGGCTGGACCTG